CAAGATCGGGTGGCTGTTGCTGGTGCTGATGGCTGGGGCAATGGTGCGTAGCGCATGGGCTAGGTCGCCCTGCGTGGTAATGAGCTTCATTGGTGTAGGTGTGTGAGATACCAAGCAGCCTTGGCTAGGTCAATGTCGCCAGCCTTAAGCCTCTCGCGCCAGCAGTATTTCATAACATTGCCTTTGATGTAACCGCGCCATTCCTCTGGTGTGAGTGCTGCGCGGATTGCATCAATGCATTCAATGCTGCTGCTGGTGTAGTGGCTTGGGTGGTCAACGGGATCCGACACTGGCCGCTTGGGTGAGGTAAAGGATGATGCGGTCGTAATCAGCGGCAAAGCTGGCGACCAGTTCAGCGGGTATGGGCACGCCGTCATCGGTGGCATTATCCACGACTGCGGCGGCATAAGCAAGTGCATGGTCCATGGTGTCGCTGAGGCGATTCAGGACTGGTTGCTGCTTGGGTGAGATGTTGACGAGATCCATGTAATAACAAAAGCGGTGAGCTGTTCGACCATCCGTCGTGGGATGTCACCACGCAGGTAGGCGGTCGCGTCGGACACTAGCCGGTGATAACCAGCAACGGTAAGGCCATGTTGACAATTTGCAACAAGCGCCCGGCTGCGGATCAACTCCGCACGGGACACCCCAGCCGCTGCTGCCTGCTGGTCCAGTGCCAGCAGGGCTGCAGGCTCAAAACGGACTTTGATTTCTTTCATAACGGTCCTAACGGTCGCCTAACGGTGGGCGTTCGGCGCAGATCGCCCGCCACCACTGGGCTGAGCCCCTAACCTAACACTCCTAACGCTAAAAAACATATACATACATAAAAAGCGACACCCCACCCACCCACACACTTACATCCTCTCTCTTAAAGGGGGGCTCTTCTGAAAAAGCGTTAGGACCGTTAGGACCGTTAGTTTCCAGTCATGCCAATGGTTTTCGGCCGAACGCCTCCGAACGGTCAGGCGGCTTCAAGGGGGATTTTGGTGGCTCGACTGTTACCGCCTGAACCTTTGAACCAAATAACGCCCACCTTCTCGGCGCCTGGCAAACGCGCCAGCACGGTTGACCAGCAGTTGCTCCAGGGCGTGTCCGAAAGGATGGCGGCGATGGCGTTGGCGGTGTTGGATACGCAGATAGCGCCCTGCTCAGCCTTGATGCCATTACGTCCGAGCGTGGCCACTGCCAGCTCTGTTGTTACAACCATGTCATTGCCATGATGCAACGCAAGATCTACAAGTTCGCCAATGGTTCGGGTTACTGTTTTATCTCCCTCGACCCGTATTTGATGCTGCAAGATGCGCTGTAAGCAGCGCTTTTCATCTGGTATTTCAATGGACTGAGAATAGGGTTCCCAGTTGTTCTGTTCAATCAATTGCCATGCTTGCTCTCGGGTAACGACCTCACTGGACTGCAAAGACCACGCGCCTGCTAATAGCGTGCCGTATTGATCACCAAGCCGTTGGCTATCAAATGCCTCAGCAGCTGCACGGGTAAAGATGCGCACGCTAGCGCGGATTACGGGTATCAGAGCGATAGTGCGAGCCTGCAATCTCTGCCCAATTGCTTCAGAGACATGCTTGTCAAGGTCACGGTCTAAGGCTTCCCAATGGGCAATACGTTCAGCTTTTGGTAGCTCATTTGGATTGCGCAACGTGAGCTGAGCAAAGCGTGACTTATCAGCACCTTGTTTGAGCGCGGTTGCAATGCTGCTCATCAGAAACATCGACCGGATGGTGTAACGCTGTGTATCGCCCTCAGGGCTGCCCTTGAGCGTGTGCGCTTTGGACTCCGAGCTGGCAACCCGCGCTAGACCGAGGATGGCCTGCATTCGCTGCTGGTCCGTGCGCTCATTGGATTCGGCTTCGTCAAAGACAACCGGCAGGGCATCAGCTCGCAGGGCTTGCCGGATGCCGGGCTCTGTGGTGTTGCCAGCTACGACCAAACCCATGTCACCTAGCAGCGGCGAGATGTAGCGGTCAAGGATGGCCGACTTACCGGAGCCTGCACCTGCTGTTAACCAGGCATGAGGACGCCAATCAAGGGCGCCGCAGATCGGGGCAAGAGCAGCCCAGCCAGCTAGCAGTAGGCCGGATGCAGGGACCTCCCAGTGGAAGCGTTCGGCCAGCTCGGCCAGGATAAAGGCTTCATCATCGGCCAGGGGCTTGGCATCTGCTGGACCACGCAGGCGTGCAAGGCGCTGATAGAGGTATGCGCTGCCGTGGACGCCAGAGCTGACATCACGCGGGTCGCCGTCAACGACCAGTCGATCACCAAGGTGCAGCACGCTGACGCGCTTATCCCACCAAGCGCCACGGCCACGGATGCGGTCTGGGCTGTAGACGCCGACAGCGGCCTGGCTTTCAAACAAGCTGCTTGCTGCTGCAGTCCAGTTGACGCCAGTCTTGGATGGGTAGAGGGTTTCCCAGTAACCAAGAGGCGCTAGCGACACCAGATTGGTTCCGGTATGGCTGCTGCGCGATAGGCGGGTTACCTGTCCGGTGCTGTGGGGCTGGTAGTAGAAGCTGTCATTGTCAAAGCCGAGGCAGACAAAGCAGCTATCAGCCTGCGGTATGGGATCGGGTTCGGGTAGCGGCTCGGCTAGTAAGGGCTCAGCCACGGGATCCGGCAGCTCAACGGGCGCTGAGCGGTTTGACATGAGATGCGCTGCAGCTTGAGCTGGCGACCAGTCCGCATCAGCTAGGTCCCATCCTTCAGGCACACCTTCTGGCGGATGGACAATGCGGATTTGAGCGGCACCAGCAGCAAGCAACCGTGGCGCTAACTTGGCCATCGCCTCACGGCCTGGCATGTCCGCATCAGGCCATAGCACGCAACGGCGGCCAGCGATAGGTGACCAGTCGGCTTTGTCAATCGCCTGGCAGCCTGACGCCCAGGTCAGTACGGCATGGCCTGGAAACAATGCAGCGGCTGCATCAGCAGTCTTCTCGCCTTCTACGATCAGCAGCGGCAGGTTGGCATCACGACGCGCCCAGTACAAAGGACGCGGTGATGGCGGTGCCTTGCGTCGCCAGCCCTCGCCGTCAAACCAGAGTGGGCGGATTTCTTTCTCGCCATCCGGCAGGTTGCGGCGTAGCACATAAAAGGTGTCTGTGTACCGCCAGTGCGCATCCCACCCTTTCAACGGCGGCGCTGGTATCGGCTTGGCTAGGCCAAGGTGCTGCTCAACCTGCTGCGCGGCCTCAGCAAAGCTCAAACCCATGCGACGCATCAACATGTCCATGCCGCTGCCCGCTCCACCAGTGCCGGCCTTGCCGCCGCACTTGTTGCAGAACCATGAGCCTGAGCCGTCTTGGTCGTCAAAGCGGTAGCGATCGCGCCCGCCGCAGAGCGGGCACGGCTGATGCTTGTCAGTGAGCTGCTCGGCGGTCAAGCCAGCAAGCTGCTGCAGCAGGTCTGGCCACCTGCCGCGTGCTGCGTCAAGGATGCTCATCGGCTAGTGGCTGGCAGGATGCCATTGCGATGCAGGCGCATGGCCTCCTCGACCACCAGCCTTAGCACTGCGCTACGAGACAGCCCAGCCACGCGGCGGGAGTCAAGCCAAGCGAGTTGCTCGGCCGTGAACTGGACCGAAAGCGGGTGTGCTAGCTCCATGGGTTTTAGCGGTGGGCTTGCACAGCCTAGCGTTCTTTGCTAAGGTTGCAAGGCATCCAGTCCAAACCCGTGAAACTAGCAACATCAGGCACCGAATTTGCCTACGACGGCCTTGACTGCCCCGCGTGCGGCGGCAATTACCTGCATCACGAAGGAATATTCTATTACAACAGGAATGAAGACAGCGAGACTGGCGATTTTGTTATCTTGTGTAAAACAGAAAAAGGGGGATTCAAAGTAACACAAGAAACAAATTATTCAATGACGCATTGCCCGAGCCCTCGCCGCGACGGAATGGAAATATTTTTTACTTGTGAATGCTGTCCCGCTAAATCAATACTTGCAATTTATCAGCACAAAGGGCAAACTTTTATTGAATGGAAAGAGGTCGGACTTGTTATTGAAGAACAAAAGCCCAAACGCCAACCAATTAAACCTAGCCTGCGTTTTGAAATCCTTAAGCGCGATGACTATCGCTGTCAAATGTGCGGCGTAACGGCCAAGGATGGCGCAACTTTGGAGATTGACCACATCCACCCAGTATCCAAAGGCGGCACCAATCAGCCTGACAACTTGCAGGTGCTATGCCGGGACTGCAACGCTGGCAAGAGCGACCAATGGCAGTAACACTCCGCCCCTACCAGCAAAAAATGGTGGATGAGATCCGCCTGCAGTATCAACTCGGTAAAAAGTCTGTCCTTGGCGTCCTTAGCACTGGCGGCGGCAAAACTTGCATTTTCAGCTACATCGCCCAGTCCGCCGCCAAAAAAGGCAACCGCGTCTGCATCCTGGTGCATCGGGCTGAGCTGCTGGATCAAGCCAGCCGCAGCCTTACGGCTATGGACGTCACCCATGGCCGCATCGCAGCAGGCCGCAGCATGGACCTAAGCCATGCGGTGCAGGTGGCCAGTGTGCAGACTCTTGCCCGGAGGCTGCACAAACTGCCCGGGGAGTTCTTTCAGCTCCTGGTGGTGGACGAGGCACACCACACCAATGCTGGCCAGTGGGCAACGGTCATTCGCCATTTCCAAATAGCGCACGTTTTAGGAGTGACAGCGACGCCATGCCGTGGCGACGGACGCGGGCTTGGCGACCACTATGAGGTCATGGTGCAGGGCCCCAGCGCCGCGTGGCTGACAGATAACGGCTACCTCGCCAATGCCCGTGTGCTGGCACCGCCAGGGTTTGATGCCGCCGGGTTGCGTAAGAAGATGGGCGACTTTGACACCAAGCAAGCAGAAGAGCGTGTCGGCACCATCATGGGCGACTGCGTTAGCCACTACCGCAAGCACCTAACAGGCCAGACGGCGATCGCGTTCTGCTGCTCAGTGGCGCATGCCGAAGCGGTTGCGGCGCTATTCATGTCGCAAGGCATCCCAGCCGCCAGCATTGATGGCACCATGAGCAATGATTGCAGGCGAGATCTGTTGCAGGCACTGGGATCTGGCAGACTCAAGGTGCTGACCAGTTGCAGCCTGATTGGCGAGGGCGTAGACGTTCCAAGCGTCGGCGGCTGCATCCTGCTCAGGCCAACGCAGTCAGTCAGCCTGCATTTGCAAATGATCGGCCGCTGCCTAAGACCCAGCCACGACAAGACCGCTGTGGTGCTGGATCATGTGGGCAACACGCTGCGGCTTGGCCATCACCTGGAGGACCGCGACTGGACACTGGACGGTGCCCGCAAACGCGACCGCGAGCAAGCGCCCAGCGTCAAGGTGTGCCCGGTGTGCTTCAGTACCAGCATGAGCGCTGCGCAGGTGTGCTCTGACTGCGGGCATGTGTTCGCGCCGCAGGAGGCTAGGGAGCTAAAGGTGGTTGAGGGTGAGCTTATTGAGCACGGAGCACTCCCGCCGGCAGGTCCGTACAGAGTTGGGGACATTGTTGACGGCTACCACAAAGTTACTGAAGTGCTTGAAGATGGATGGCTTACATGCGTAGATGGCACGGGAGAATGGCGGGCGCATCAAAGCGAAGTTAGATTCACCTCGCGGCCAGATTCAACACGCGAGCGCAAACGCGAGCAGGGCAGTGCTCAGAGCCTTGACGACCTCCGCAAGCTGGCGCAGCAACGCGGCTATAAGCGCGGCTGGGCAGAGCGGGTGTATCAGGCTAGGTTGGCCAAGCGGCATGGGCTATGAGTGAGCGAGCAGCGCATCCAGCAGGAGATCCGGCTAGCTATCAGCCACGGGGACACCAAGGTCTTCCGCAATAACACCGGCACCCTTAAGGACGCCAACGGCCGCCCGGTGCAGTTCGGCCTATGCAAAGGCAGCGCTGACCTGATCGGCTGGCGCACTATCACCGTGACCCCTGAGATGGTCGGCACCCAGGTGGCTGTGTTCCTCAGCATCGAGGTCAAGACGCCAACCGGCAGGTTGCGGCCCGAGCAGCAGCAGTGGCTGGATGCGGTGCAAGCTGCTGGCGGCATCGCTGGGGTGGCACGCAGTGTTGAGGATGCCCAACAGTTGACCATGGATGACCACGGTGGTAGTATCACTTTAGCCACAAGCCGGATGCATGGCCCGGAGTTAGTCCTGTCAGCGACGAAGGCTGACCATCACCCATAAGCCGGATGCAGGGGCCGGAGACAGTCCCGCCGACGACGCAGGTCGGCCGCCTCGGGGGTCGGGCGTTACCTGACCTCATCCATTCCCTTCACCACGCTTGACCACGGCGGCACATGGTGTAGGATATGGGGGTCCCAAACGGATTCCACCCATGACCGTCTACACCCTTCAGCGCTCTGAGACCCAACACCTGCCCGCTGCCCGCTGCACCTTTCAGCAGCGCGTCTCGGAGTCTGGCAAAAAGTTGGTTGACGTGACCATGCTGCATCTCACCACAGAAGGCTGGGGCGCCACCATGGGGCGCGGTGACGGTACTTACACCGTCAAGCAAGCCAGGGAGTTCTACATGAACCTGCTTGATCGCGGATTTGCTGCTGCCTGAAATACGCGGCCAGCCGGGAGCCGCACCCAATCCCGGCACCATTTCACCCGCTTTAAGCAAATGACAACCACGCTGACCCTGATCCTTGCCCTGCTGCTGCTGCCGTTGCTGGTGCTGCTATGGGCAACCGAGTCAACCGAGCAACGCGCCAAGCGACTGCGTGGCTACGGCTGGACGCAGCGCCGCATTGCGGAGCACATGCACATCAGCCGCTACCGCGTCCGCCTAGCACTGGCGTAAAGAAAACGGGGCGGCCACACCAACCGCCCCACCTCAACACACCGCGTTAATTCTATGACCGACTCAGACCGCTACTGGACTTTCATCACTGCAGCGCAGTACGCCGGCAACTTCTTTACCGCCTTAGCTGAAGCCGGCCTCAAGGCTGACCCGATCAACCGCGAGCGCTTGCTGCTGGCATTTCCGGAGATTTACGCCACCTACGGCCCTAGCAGCCGTCTGCACCGCAAACTGCGCGAGGGGGTGGAAGCATGACCATCTCTAATGCCGACTATCAC